TGTGATCTGATGTATAGTAATGTAGATATGAATTTAGATCTATACCACCATTAAGACCATTATACACTAATGATTTTTTATTAAATACAATAGTTTTTGGGTGTAGTTTTATTTCATTCAACGAAACATCTACATCTATTTCATCTGGATGTGTAAAATTTATGTATTGTTCTTCACCATTCGTGAAAAGAAAATACATACCTATAACGCCAACTGCAGACGGGTGTTTGTTTGGATTGCTTGTAATTGGAATGCAAACCGAAGGTTTATTTGTAACCATCATATTTTGAAAATTCTCTATAATTAGTCAATAACTTTGCTAATATAGGAAATTTTTTTGAATTTCGCAAAACAATTCTTCGGTTAGTATCTACTATTCCTGCTTCAATTAATATATTGTTACTATCATAAACATCAAATTCAACACCCGTAATTTTCCAATTTATTTCAAGTAAACCATAAATAAATTCGTTTATTCCCTCATTTCTTAAATTATATGTTTTTGATTGTTTTTGGTCTATTTCAAAAAATACTCTATTTGGTTCATTTCTTTTATAGACAAAGTATCGTTTCATAATACCATCTTTTAGTTCGTCACCAGTCGGTTGTCTACGAACTGCTGTTGGTGGTGTATAATTAAAATAATCATTATCTGCACCACTAACTCTTGTTTTTCCAGATGGTAAAACTACATAGTGTTTCAAATCAAGATATTTTAAATAATTGTCATCTTTATTAATATACTCTATAAGTTTTTTAGATCTAAAAGGATCCCACTCTTTTTCTGTAAAAACTTCTCCACTTGCATATTTGTGATAGAATCCGGTGTATTCTTTCCAATCATCTAAATACATCCACTCTTTACCTTTTGTATAAAGATTTTTAGTTATCTGTGTATCTGGATAATATATTTTTTTACGAAATGCCATTTTTAAACCAAATTATGCACTAGCAGTTCCAACTGGAGAATTTGCATCCAATCTACAAACTGTGTGTAGGGTTGTTTCCCAAATATGCGGGGTTATTTTATGATCAATTTTAGTTACTGCAAAAACCATTTTAGCAGCAACATATTCACTTGGTAATAAATTAGTTGTTATTATATTACCAAAACTAAATCCCGATATACCATCTATTGTTATACTTAATTCAACCGGATATATTGCCTGTGTAAGCCAATGTGTGTTCTTATTCACCTTTCCGTTCTTATCTACCACTTTGGATACTTTTTTCAATCTACTCAATAAACCACGAAATGTCTCACACCATTTGTCATTGAATCCGCTTGACTCAAATGTTGCGACGTGTTTTTCTATTTCTGATTGTGTTTTAGCTGGTTCCGATGTATCAGAATTATCAGATACGGGTGTATCATTGTTTGCGTTTTTACTACCTCTTGCCTTTGTGAATGCCGCAGCTGCCAATGGGGCCGGCGGTTTAGATGATATATTTATATTTTTTATTAATGGTGCATTTATATTGCCTTTAAATGGAAAAGGTGTTACACGCGATGTGTGAATCTGTCCAATATTAGTATCCTCTATCGAAAGAACAGTTATATCCAAGTTATTATATTTGCTCTTACCCTTCATCGATTCTGGATTATCGCATAAAACTGCTGATAGTTGATACATGTCTCCGGATGCAACATTAATTCTTTTTAATACATCTTCAACGAATTTAGTAATATTTCTGTAATTTATATTTGCCGCATTTTCTTGAATATAATTTCTGTATGTATCTTTTATGTAATTGACGGATATTAATATACCGCCTATATTAATTGCATCCGCATCAAGTTTGACATTACCTGTGGCGGATAAATCAAATTTTTTACTTACATCATTAAATGTCTTTGCAGGATTGAATCCGTAAAAATTGCCATTCCAAGTTCCAGGTTTAACATTACCATATGATCCCATAGCTGGACTAGGAAATATAACATCTTGTGGATAGGATGACTGCATTTGTGGCAAATGTTGAGTTGTATTTCCGTCTACTTGTAATTCTATTATAGATGCCAAACCCTTTGGTCCTCCTTTTTCAAAATCGTTTATGAGTTTATTTGTTGCTTCAACGAATCTGGTAACGCTTGTATACCAGAATGTTTGTATATTTTTTTTATTGGAACCTTCCTCTGAATACGGCCATCCAATACATGTATAATCCAAAATATTGTTTTTAGTTTTAGCAATATATGCAGTTTGACCGGCTAATTTCATAGTATTGCTACCACTTATTTCAGCTAAATCTGTGTCTATTATCGTTGCAATATTTATACCTGATATTGGAATACCGGCAGGATCAACTACTACCGAGTCGGTTTCCGGCTTTGATTGATCACCAGATAATCCAATAGATATGGATGCCGCAGATACAATTGAAACTTCAGCATTCATAGATAAGTCTGCATTGTAAGACCAATTAAAATTATTTATCACACCGGTAAATCCCTGACTGTTTCTGTTACCACCAACCGACCATCCCCATGATAATTGCGCTTCTTTTCCAGGAACAAAAAGATTGTTTGAAACTTTATTCATATTAAATGAATCTGTATTTTGTTTTGGCCAGTATGTAAAATTAAATTTACCTCTAAGCAAAGATCCGACTGTTCCATCGTTTGTAATATCTATTGATTGTAGTAGAGGATATGATGGCACATTTCTTGTAGAATCATATAAGGTCAAATTACCACTTCGGTCAGTCATTGCCTTTGGACCAGCAAAACCCATCGTCACACTTCCTGCCTTCACATGACCATACGCAGTTTTTCTATAACTCCATTCCAAGACCGCATCATCTACACCAGATCTAACCTTAGCTCCAACGTATTTCGCTCGTTTTTTAAGTTCAGCTATTACGGCAGAATCAACATTATTATAGAACGGATTGTAATATGTCCCACCAGATCCTTTTTGTGCACGATTAAAATTAGGCATAGTTATCTTTCACTTTCGTTGTAAATATCCAATAACGTATAAATTCCGGCATTTTCTGTATAAAATGGTATTTTTATTATTAAACCAGCAGGAACATCCATACTACCCTTTCCCAAATTATTTACTTTTGCAATAACAAACCACAAATGTTCATCGCCGTAATATTCTCTTGCAAGAATATCCAATCGGTCTCCTTCTTGTGATAATATTTGTGTATATTCAACATTTTCAAATGTTGGGTAAAAAATGGTTCCCAATCTACGAACATATTTTAAATTACCATCAGATTCTATTTTTTTAGAATTTGCAATTATTCGCGTATTTCCATATCTTTCAGACATACCATTTCCTATAAAAACAATTCATATTTAATATAAATATCTGTGATAAAAATATAATCTTAATTTGTGCCAAATCCTTGTAATTCGGATGCTGTTCTGAATCCTCCAATTTGTGCACGGCTTCCACCATTATTATTTGAAGCAATCGATCCTCTGTTTGTTGTATTTCTTCTGGTGCTAACAGCACCACGTTTTCTTCCAGTAGTAAGAGCGGTACCGGTATTCCCATCTCTATTTGTTATAGATGATATATCACCGTTAGTTCTTGTTCCGGAAGTATTATTTCCAGCACCACCTTCAGTGCCTCCATCAGCATTAACTACCACACCATCATCAGTTTCTATTGCATCAGCAAATCCACCACCATTGTTTCCAGTGTCACCTGTGCTATCCGTTGCATCAGCTCTGTTTCTCTTCTTTTTTCGTTTACTACTTCCGTCACTATTTGTATTACCGTCACCCTTATCTTCTTCACCTGGTGGAATTCTATACATGTTTGTATTATCTTTATCTAGTTGTGTTTGGCCATCTGAGTTAGAATTACCGTCATAGCTAACATCAAATGTTTTCAAATAATTTACTTTTGATTTATCACTTGGCATCAATCCAGTTTCAATATCACCACCAGTATCATCATATAGTTGATACATAGCACCACCCCATTCTGGTCTATAAACACCGACTGGAGTATAACCAACACTAACTGTAATATGTTTTGGTAATTGCAATGCACCGGGAGTGGAATAGTTATCGGTTTCTCCTTCAGCTATTGCCCTCGATATATTAGCCCAATCCTCTGGCATATGTGCAACTTCCCAATTTGTTTGTGTATTATCAAATGTATATGATAATGAATTTATGAAACCTGGTAATTTCCTATACAAATGACCAATATTTAGTCTGATCATAGGACCCTTCATCAAACCGGCTTTTGTATATTCAGGAGTAGTCCATGATGCCAAATAATTTAATTTTCTCCAAGATGCCTTTAATTCATCTCTGGATCCAATATGTATAGTAAAATCAAATGATATACCACGTTCATATCCATCATATACATACAATGGATCACCTCTACCCATATATTTTATCGGATTCCATTTTGGATTATGACTATCACTAATATTTCCAAATGTTGCACGGAATGGTATCATTTCTGTTCTACCATCTTTATTTGATAAATTTAATCCAGTAAAATAAAATTCAACCAAATCCTTTGCACCGGCAATTGATTTATTTTCATATTTTCCAGTTTCATAAACCAAATCCGTTGTTATCGGTTTATTAGAAGATTTGTAGTCTAATATAGCAATTCTATCACCTCTAAATGTTCTACCCTTTTTTAATCGTGGTGTAGATGCGTCAGTGTCTTTATCTTTTGCGTAAACAACATTTGAACTAGCAACTCTTTGTTTATCTTGACCTCGATCACCCTGTAATCCAAATCCGTGATATTTTTCAAGATTTCTATTTTTAAAATAACCATCCACTGCATTAGGATCACTTACAAATGAATTTGGAATAAATCCATCGGCTATTCTATCGTATACATCAAATCTAAAATCATTCAATTCACTTGATATACTATTCGCGTATGTTGTAGATGTCAGTCTAGTGTTTTCTTTCCTTCTTGCTAAATTACTATATGTTGCAGTTAAATATAATTTTAAAGCATCACCACTTTCCCAATCTTCTTTTCTTCCAGCTTCAATTCCTTCCAAATTAAAAGTTCCAGCATTATATGCCGTTACTCTACGAACATTTGAATTTAGTGATTTTCTAGTTGGAGTATATGGATCAATACCACGTATTCTAGCCAAAGTTTCATTTGGCATTGAAGATGATATGGATGTTATGGGTTTTGTTCCGTCTGAGTCTAATGGTCCATTTTGAAATATAGCGGATATTCCACGAATATCTCCAAAAATTCTCCTATCTGTTTTTGAATAATTATCGAGTAATACATCTGCATATGTATTTGGTTTATCGCCATTTCTATCATAGTGATTGTAAAATTGAGTTCTTCTGGCAGTATCAGGATATGCAGGATTTTTATTTGCAGCAACCATGGCAGAACTAAGATAAGATAAAGTTCCTCCTGCACCATATTGATTTGATCCAGTGGTTGTAAATGTTGCGTCTGCAAACCCACTTGGTAAATTACCTTCTGTGCTATAATATGTTAAATACGGGTGTCTTGCTCTTCTTATTTTTGTTCCACCAATCCCAAGTGGTGCATTTGGTCCACCAAACCAAGTTGATATTCTATGTATTTTAGAATGTCCTAAATATTTTTCGGTTTGTGTTCTTTCTGGATAAAGTGCTCTAAAAGAATTTGGCAATAACTCTTTCATTAAACCAATCAATCTACTATAATTGGTTTGTTGTCCATCGCTTTCTGGTGTTTCTAATGTTTTAAAATAATTAACAACAGTATCGTTTGGTGGACTTGATAATTCACGGTTTATCGTTGATGTTTCATATTTGTTTAAAGCCGCCGAATCTATTGCACCCAATATACTATGTCTTGGGATGCGTAAACCTATTGGTGATCCAGCAACATTAGCAATTAATGCAAGTGGATTATAGATTTGAGTTGGTGACATACCGAATGTTGTGAAAAAATCAGTTACCGAACCTATGCCTCCACGTGGATTGTAGTCCACATTTGGATTCATCAATTGTAAACCAACTTGTTTTGCAACAAATAGTAAACCTTTTGCAGATAATAAGAATTTACCTATACGAAATACATCCTGAACAATTCGTTCTGCAGCAGTTACAGCACCACCACGAACAAGACCTTCATCGAAACCTATACCAAATCCCCATCTCTGACCTATATCTCGTAAAACGTATGGTTGATCGAATCCGAAATCTTTATTATATGAATCATCTCTTAAATTATATTTTGTATATTGTTGATCCAAAGGTGATGGTGATCTTCTTGTAATTGCCCATTTTGCCAAATAACCTTTACTTTCCGTAACATCTTTCATTGTTTTGGCGTATGGTTTACCATAATAACTAGATTCCGCCTTTATTTTAGATTCAGGAACTTGATTGGTTAATGATGCAAAAACGGTTGTATTTCCGGAAGACCACAGTTTTTTACCGAGACCAATCGGTGAATATTCGTCACGTTGTTTTAAGAAAATTCCACCTGAACTTCTTATTGTTTGTATAGCGTTTCTTTGTGCTAAATCATAATCATATACTAAATTTGGATCTATTATTGGATATAATGTGCCATCGTAGGTTTTCATATTAACCATGAAACCGGTCAGTTTTGGGAATGGTTGAAATCCAAAAAAGTTAGTAGTTGGAATACCATTTACCTTTGATTTATTAGGACCGTTTTCAGTTGAATAAAAAGAAAATTCAGATTTTAAATAATATTGCGTTTTATCTATGAAAAATTTTCTAAATCCAGGTCTAGTTTGAGCAGTTGTCAAACCACCCAAATTATTTATAGTTATTGGATTCATTGGATTGTTTGGTTTTACTAATACACCAAAGTATCCCACCTCAGGAGCATTTTGACGATCGCCTCTCCATCCAAAAAGAGTTGTGTCTTTTTTATATTGTGACTGTAATAATCTTGTAAATGTAAAAAATCCATCTGCGTTAAAATTTGAAAAATAATCTACATTTGGTGCATTTTGTCTAAACCCATCCCAATCAAATCTTGATGAATCTATTACATACTTTGAATCATATAACTGTGCAAATGTATGGAATCCTTCTTTTGTATATCTAAATGCAGAATCAAAATAATTTATACTCGGTGCATTTACTCTACTACCATCCCAATCGTATACAGATGAACCAGAAATATATTTTGAATCATATATTTGAGCGAATGTATGAAAACCCAATTTTGTGTGTATTCCTGTAAAATCAAAATAGTCCACACTTGGTGCCTGATTTCTTGTTCCATCCCAATCGTATACAGATGAACCAGAAATATATTTTGAATCATATATTTGAGCGAATGTATGAAAACCAACAGTTGTATTTTTCTTTGTCAAGTCAAAGTAATCAATATTAGGTGCTTGGTTTCTTGATCCGTCCCAATCGAATCTTGACGATTCTGGTACATATTCAGTTGCAAGTGGAACTACGAATTTAGTAAATCCTGTTGCATTTGTGTTTCCAAAAAAATCTACAAAATTTTGTAAAGAATATTGAGCCGATCCATCCCAATCGAATCTGGATGATTGATGGACATATTTGGTATCATATAGTTGAGCAAAAGTATGAAAACCTTCTTTACTGTGTATCCCACCTATATCGAAATAATCTACATTTGGTGCATCCTTTCTAAATCCATCCCAATCATAAACAGACGATTCGGGAACATACTTTGAATCATATATTTGAGCAAATGTATGAAAACCAACTGTGGTGTTTTTCTTTGTTAAGTCAAAATAATCAACAAATGGAGCATTTAATCTTGCACCATCCCAATCAAATGTTGATGATTCTGGAACATATTTAGTGTCATATAATTGTGCAAATGTATGGAAACCCGCTGTTGTATTTTTTGCAGTTAAATCAAAGTAATTTACAAAAGGAGCTGATTGTTTATTTCCATCCCAATCATAGATTGAAGATTCTGGAATATATTTAGTATCATACAATTGAGCAAAAGTGTGAAAACCAACAGTTGTATTTTTCTTTGTTAAATCAAAATAATCTATCGCAGGTGCATTTTGTCTAAATCCATCCCAATCATATATCGAAGATTCAGGAACATACTTTGTGTCTAAAAAGGATGCAAATGTATGGAATCCAACTGTGGTATTTTTCTTTGTTAAGTCAAAATAGTCAATTGCAGGAGCTTGACTTCTAACACCATCCCAATCATATATCGAAGATTCAGGAATATATTTTGTATCTTGATGAATGGCAAATGTATGGAAACCAGCAGTTGTATTTTTCTTTGTTAAATCAAAATAATCTATCGCAGGTGCATTTTGTCTAAATCCATCCCAATCAAACTGCGATGCATCGGGAATATACTTTGTTTCTAAAAATGGTGCAAATGTATGAAATCCAGCAGTAGTATGCTGACTGTTTAAATCAAAATAATTTATAGCAGGTGCATCATTTCTAAAACCATCCCAATCGAATCTAGACGATTCTGGAATATATTTTGTTTCCAAAAATGTAGCAAATTTATGAAATCCAGCGGTTGTATGGGTAGATGATAAATCAAAGTAATTTATTTCTGGAGCAAGTTCTCTTGCACCATCCCAATCAAATTGTGATGAATCAGGAATATATTTAGTTTCTAAAAATGGTGCAAAGGTATGGAATCCGGCAGTAGTATTTGCACTTGTTAAATCGAAATAGTTCACAGAAGGTGCAGCATCACGAGCGCCATCCCAATCAAATTGTGATGATTCTGCAATATACTTTGTATCATAAAGTTGTGCAAAGGTGTGGAATCCCTCAGTTGAAAATCGTGATATTATATCAAAATAATTTACAAATGGTGCAGACTGTCTTTTGCCATCCCAATCAAATTCCGATGATTCTGGAACATATTTTGTGTCTAATAATTGTGCAAATCTATGGAATCCGGCTTTTGTATATGTTTTATTTATATCAAAATAATTAACAACTGGCGCAGACTGTCTTTTACCATCCCAATTAAATTCGGATGAATCTGTATTATATTTTGTGTCATATAAACTTACTAGTCTATTAAATCCAGATTTTGTGTATGTTCTTTTAACATCAAAGAAATCTACTTCAGGTGATGCATTTTTTTTACCAACCCAACCGAATGCAGATACATCCATTTTGTAAGCAGTATCAATTGGTCTTGTAAATGACTTAAACCCCTCTTTTGTAAATCTATTTTGAATATCAAAAAAATCTGTTTCAGGAATTTTAACAAATCCATACTCGGATGAATTTAAAACATATGCGGTTTTAAACTTTTCTGCAAATGTATTAAATCCACTTGCATTTGTATCACTAATAAAATTAACAGATGGTATAGATTTACCTTTCCAGACATAATCAGAATTTTGTTGATATTCAGAATTACCTTGTTGTATATTGGCAGTAAATCCAGATGCATTATTATTTTTAAAGAAATTTACCTCTTGTGTGCCAACAACACTATAATTTGATTTAGTAGAATCTTCATTTCTTCCAGATGGATTTGTTTTAGTAACCCTATCTAAATTTAAATCACTATTATCGTTTAATTGGTTAGATGCCAAATCGTATCTTACAGTATCTACTACTTGTTCTGGTGTTAGCTTTGCTAATACAGAATTGGTATCATATTTTGAAATTTTACCATCTATATTAAATTTTGAATTATCATTTTGTTGAACGGATGTTAAATCCATTTTATTTGGAATTATATCTGGATTAGTAATTAGTCCAGATAAAACAGTTTCAGTATTTATATCAGGTGATTGATCTTCTCTTTCAAAAAATAATTCAGAACGTTGCAATGCTATGTTAGGATTTACAACATTATTTAATGGTGAAAATAATCCTTTATTTATTACAACTGATTGTTCTGAAAGATTGTTAAAGAGTTCTGGAGCAGTTGATACATCTACATTTGGTATCGATATATTTCCAGTTGGTAAAATAATACCCTTTGATTTTATTTCGATTGATTGTGACTTTCTATCTATAAATTGATCAGGTTTTTGAATTTTAATATCTGGATTGGTTATATTATTATCATATTCAGCAACCGTATCTATCTTTGGTGAACTTTGGCTTCTATCTATAAATTGATCAGGTATGTTAGGATTCACTTTTGAAGAAAATTGAGTTTCTGATGTTGAGAATCTTTTTATTTCTATATCAGATTTATTTAATTTGGATTTAAACTGTTCTTTTCTTAATTTAGAAATTTCGGATAAAACATCTTCTTCATATACATCTATAACATTTCGAGTATCAAAATCAGTATTTACCGGAGAAAGTTTTGATACACTATTTATCAATCCACTCTGAGCAACTTTTTTTTCTATATCATCGAGTTTTGTTTGACCTAATTTTTTTTCAAGGGCGGTATAATTAGATTTTGGTTTTTTTATGTCATCAAGTTTGGTTTTGGTTAATAGATTTTGTATCGGTGTAGTTTTCCACTCGCCGATAGTTGGTCTCAACTGCGATAATTTATCAGTAATTGGTTGTAATGTTGCAAAATTATTAGCACTTGTTGTTTTTGAAGCTTCTGGAGTATTCTTGTCTTCTTTTGCAACAGTTTCACGAAATTTTGATAAATCTGATTTTAAATCTACTAATGACATTTTTTATTCCAATTATTTCCTATAAATATGTAATCAAACATATTATGGGATTTTATTTCTGAACCATTCTTCCGTATGAATTATCAACCGCAACATTATATGACTTTCTAAAATCTAACTGTGATTTTATTTCTTCTACTGTTTTTTCACCTATTTTTATTACAGTTGGTTTATTAGCAGCGTCTGCTATTACTGAAATTAATGTGTCTAGTTTTTTCTCAACATTTGCCATAGATAACATTGGTGATTGGTTTTGTGAACCCTGTCCAATTGGAGATGCAGTTTGTGAAGTTCCTATTGATGTTGCTGTTGTTGGTGATACTGTCATTGCAGTTGCAGATTGTGTTTTAGCTACACCTTTATTATCTTCACCTCCACCAAAAATCGATGTTATTCCACCCACAAGTGAATCAACTGCACCTGATATTTTAGATCCAATTCCACCACCAGAAACTTTTTCCATTACCTGTGACAGTTTATCAACATTTATATTGTTTATTGTGTCCGCCAATATCTTTAAAGAATTAGATACCTCCAATAAACTCTTAGATACAGATGACATTTTTGCAGGATCTAATGATGTCATTAATTGTTGTATTTTAACAATTGGTCCTTCTCCACCTGTTAATTTTGAAAAACCTTCTGCAAGAGCATTCCCACTAATACTACCAACAAGATGTTCTAAACCATCTCCAAATTCTTCAAGTTTTTTACCGTCTATTCCACCGAAGTTAAAGTTCTTAATCGCACTACCCAATGTATTCACTGCAGTTGCAACTGCAATAAGACCTGGAGCATTTATTCCCGCAAATCTATTAAATTTATCAACAGGATCCTCATCGAATAGTTTTCCAAGAGCAGATCCAAGACCTGCAATAGCACTACCACCACCAAATGCAGCGAGGGCACCAGCAATTGCATATATTCCAAGTGCGGCACTAGCCATTTTAGCACCGTCTATATTTTGTAATCTAATTACAGAAGTTGTAATTGTTTCGATTACTTTAGCAATAGCTTCGCCGACTTTCTGAATAATTCCACCAACTCCTTCAAAGAATGCCTTTATTCCAGGAGCGGCAGCACCGATACCCTCACCTAAAAGTTTAAATGCATACCCAAGTCCAATCATGGCAGCAGTAAATACTATTATACCAACAATTATTGCGGGGTTCATAAGTGCTTGCATTGGTGTAAAAAATGCAACAACAGCTTGACCAAGTGAACCCATTATTGATGGTAAAGTTTTTGCAGCATCTGCAAGTCCTTTCATTATTATATTAAGTATTTTCATTGCACCTTCTGCAAGTTTTGTGCCCACATCAACTATTATCTGCACACCAGTTTTCAATATCTCACCTATTCCTTTAATTAAATCATTTAATGTTGCAAGTAAATCTTTTCCAACTTCACGGAATAAATCAATTGCAGATTTAATTACACCTTTTATCGAATCTATTATAGATTTTACTTTATCTAATATTCCAGATACTATATTTTTACCCTTTTCAGCACCTTTCGTATCTGCAACACCTCCACCACCGGTATCACCCACAGGAGAAGCAATGGATTCCGCCTTTCCACCACCAATCTTTGAAAATGCCTTACCAGCGATTCCACCCATCTTTCCACCAACCTTACTTAAAGAACCCCCAATACTACCCATAATATTTTTTCCAACATCCAAAACTTTATCTTTCATCATTCCAAGACCTGCACTTATCAAACCCTTTGCAGCAAACGCACCACCAATTAATGTAACAGCTTTTAATATATCACCAAACCCGGCTTCAGTTCCTTTAACTGCACCTGTTACTTTATCTACACCATCTGTAACTTTTCCTACGCCATCGGTAACTCCCTGTGTTGTATCTTCTACACTAAAAAACATACCAAGAACAGCACTAATTGGTTTTAATAGAGAACCTATTACAGTAAATAAAACTTTTACTATGGGTATTATCCCTTTTATTATACCAGAGATAGATGCAACTATTGCATCAAAATCACCACCGGCTTCAGCTGCATCTAACATTCCATGCACCATTTCAAGTATTGGTGTTAATAATTTTGAAAGTTTTTCTTGAACTTTTTGAAGAATATCGGCCATTCTTTTCTTTATTTCTGCGGATTCTTTTTCTTTTGCCAATTGTTGTATGTAATCTTTTAATTGTGCACTACCACCTTTTGCCAATTCCTTATTTAATTCTGCAGCATTCATAGCTTGTAGTGAAGTCATTCTTTCTTGACTTATACCAAGTGTTTTTAATTTTTCAGCATTTGTAAGCATTTCTGTCATTTCTTCAACAGACATACCCATTGCCTCTGCCATAGATTTTTGGGCAAGTCTGTTCATTTTAGTAAAATCTTCCAATGAACCAGCTTGATTTAACAATTCATCTTGTAAACCAGCAATATCACCTTCGAGTGCATATTGTCTGGCCAAATCAAGATTTATATTTTTTCCAGATAAAACTCTGGCTTCCATTTCTTTTGTTAATGACGATTCAATATCCATCAAACCGTCACCAATATCTTGAACTTTTTTCAAGTCATGTCCAAGTGCCTGTGCCTTTTGAGCGGCCTTTATTAATTCTTGTGTTCCACCTTTGAATGCAACAGTAACACTTGGTGGTATTTTTGCAAGTGCTTTTAATGACTCTTTTGATGTCATTATTCCCTTTCCAAGTGTTGTTGCTTCTTTGGTTAATTGACCCATACTTTTACCAGTCATAGCAGAAATAGACTGAATGTTCTTTATTTCATCGGAACTCATTCCAAACTTTTCACTCAAAACAGTTACATCTTTTACTAACTGTTGTGCTTGTTTGTTACCACTTGCAATTTGTCCTGCAATGTCAATACCACCCATTATTTCGGAAGTAGTTTTTATACCTTTAACCACTTCTTTTGAATTTATACCAACCAATTTCATTTGACCGGCAATATCAATCGATGCATCCCTTAATGCAAATGCCTCGGATCTTGCTATACCAAATTCTTGTCCTATTTCCGCGGCTTCTTCATCGGCCTTTCCAATTGCACCAACAAGAAAATTAATTGCACTTAAAAGTAATCCTATCCCAAGTGCAGCCAAAAATTTTGGTGCTAATGCAACCATACTTTTTAATCCACCCAATCCTTGTTTGAATGCATCTTTAAAATTACCATCAAGTCCAGATTTGATTGCTTCAGCAAATTTTTTCTTTATTTCAGCAGTGGTTTTATCTATTCCCATTATTTTATTTATTTTATCACCACCTGGAAACTTATTTATTATTGCACCAGCATTTAATCCAATAGCACCAACAGCATCTGATACAGCATTTATTATATCTGCCTGTCTTTGTAATGAATCGTTTTCATTTTCAATGTCTTTTAATCTACCTTTCATCAAATCCAATGTTTTTCTTGATGCGGTATATTGTTCAGCTGTCATATTTGATTTATTTTGTTCTAAATCAGCTTCCCTAACTTTAAGATCCAATGCCACACGTGATATGTCAATTGCCTGAAATGAGCTACCATTTCCCTTTTCTTTTGCATGTTGTAATTTATCCTCGGTGTTTAATAGTTCATCTGCAAGACTTGCATTTTTTGTTTGTATATCTGCAAAATGCATTTGTTGATCAACAGTTCCACTTGTTATAGTATTAACGCTGTCTAATGATTTAGCAATAGCAGTATATGCAATATTTTGATTTTGCACATAATCTAATGTTTTAGAAGAATCCCCATTTATTGCTTTTATTAATGCAGAAGATTGTGATTGATCATCTACAAGATTTTTAACACTTCTGTTTATACCCTGTTGTTTTGAATATAATTCTTTTGACAAATCTACTTGATCCCTTACTTGACTCGTTGAATCCTTTTGAATTACAACTGTTTCGTCTAATCTTTTTTTAGAATCAATTTCTATTTTTTCTATTTGTTTTAATATTTCTTCTTGTTTTTCAACATTATCTAACCTCAACGCCTCTAATTTTAGAAGTTTTTCGGTATCACTTATTGATGTTTTTAATTGATCGCCAACCCTAGACTTAATATCGGCAATTTCTTTATCGAGTTTTAATCGTTCTGCCGTTAAGTCATTTAATTGTGATTCTAGTTTTTTTTCTTGTTCTGTTGCCATTAATCACTGCCATTAACAAAAAAGGTTTACATAGTATAAATATGTAAACCTTAAAATTATCATCTGTTAGGTGGTCTTGAAAACTTTGGTGGAGAAGCAGGCATTTTCTGTGTTTCCTGTTTTACCTGATTGTTTTCTTCATCAATTTTTTTCTTAACGAGTTTTATGTAATAATGTCTCAAATATATGGGAAGATTGTATACTTCTTCCCATGTAAAACCACCTTTACCGAAATAACATAAAGAAAAAATTTCCTCATGTAAACCTAACTTATACTCAAGTGGAAGGCCAAAAAAACGATACCTCCATAGGTATATCCATCTCCTTTACCTCACCCGTTGTTTCTGAAATAAATGTGAAAGTCATATCAAGATCGGGAGATATTTGTCTGATATACTCTCGTAGTGCCCTGGAATCTAATGCAAATAATTGATTATCAACAAAATCATTTATAGTAGCTCTACCACCTTCACCATCTACTGCAATAATAATATGTTTGAGTCTTGTTGTCAATTCTTTATCAATACCACTTCTAACCAATGTTTTATTCATTGACTTGATTTCAGCTTGAATTTGTTTTTCAACATCATGTGTTAATAATCTGAATGTTACTGTTCTTTTTGAATTTGGTAGAGTAAAATCAAACTCGTTTTTACGAGACTCAAATAAGCTGTAATCGACCTCCTTGTGCTCGATTTGAGTTAAATCTATTGTTACTTTTTGTTTATTTCCTGGAGAAAAAGGATCATCAATTTCTACCACATAATCTTTACCATAACCTAAAATTCTAGAAGCAACCATTATTGCATTCTTATCACCAACAAATAAATCGCCATAATTTACAGGAGTGACAATCAAAGACTCAAACAATTTATCTAAAACCACGCCTTGTTTAATAAGGTTTTGAGAAGTTAAAATATCTTCTTCTCTAGCGGTCATATATTTCATTTCAATAACACCTTCTGCCAGAGGATGCCCTTCTGGATATAAAAAACCTCTCGATGGCAATGGTATAATTTCTGTTGGAAAATTTGTTTTTTTAACAGATGTCTGTTTGTGTTCGGCCAGAAGTTGCGCTTTAATATCTGCATCCGAAACAGTTTCTTCATTAGCTACATTGTAGCCGGTTGGAATTTTTGTCATAACTAATCCTATAACATTATTTGTAATAAAACGTTTTATCTTACAAGTATAAATATGGGTATACCGAAAAAATCAGTATACCCGTATTCTCTATATCAATTTCAATATAATACAAGATGTATTAGTATTGGAGGATAGCATAATCGTAGGCGAGTGTAAGAGAAATCTCTACAAACGCATCGTTTGCCCAATCCATTTCACCAAAAGTTGTTGCAGTGATGAATGCCCCCTTCAATGTCCATTCTTCAACTTTATCACCAACAGGACCGAGAACGTGAAGTGTTATATCCTTCTTGTAGAAGTCAGAATAACCATCACGACCTGTTACTGATTCGTGTGACAAACGAACCCATTCCATAGTTGCCTGAGCAGCAGATGGGACAATAGGATCATACAATTTAATTGTAATGTCCTGCCATTCACCCTTACCTTTAACTTTACGTTTAACGTTTATATGATCCAAAGTAATTGGATTGAAACTTATGTTAGGTCTTCCAGCACCTTTTACAAGATATGCGGGGACACCTTCAATATACATAATAAATCGATTTTGTAACTTTGGCTCAAACGGGGTAAAAAAGATTTCCGTAGGATCAAGTAATTCAGCCATTTATATCTCCAAATTAAAAATTATCATTTCAAATAAATATATCGGTTTGAAAAAATCAAGGGGAGAGTATTTCATCTCCCCAATTAAATCAATTAAGCACCAGGAAACGCGGCACCTGTGTTTTGAATGTTGAAATCAAGAATGATAAATTCAGCAGTCTTAGCAGGTTGCAAGAACAATTGACCATAAAGTATGTTTCTATCAATTATGTCCGGCGTATTGTTACTTTCATCCATGATAACACGGAAGGCATAGAGACCTTGACGTTGTTGGATTGATTCAAGATATGGATTCACAATATTCAAGAAACGAGTTCTTGTTTGTGATGTGTTTTGTTCAAACACAAGGTATCTTGTAGAAGAAGCAATAAACTTCTTAGCAGCAATCAACAAACGGCGAACATTGATACGGTCAAGAGCAGAAGGTCTACCTTGCAATGTTTTTTGACCCCATACACAAACGCCTGTTGATGGGAAAACTGCGATAGGATTAATTCTTGCCTCATATAATGTATCTCTTTCTGCCTGAGTTAAACGTGTTTTAACTTCAATAACTTCGGTCAAACCACCACGATTCAAACCTGCAGGAGCGAACCATTCAGCAGCAACACGGTCATTAAATGCCATTACGCCAGGAAGAACAACAGATGGTGGAACCCAAACTGGTTTATTTCTATCCGTATCTATTATTTTAACCCAGGGATAATAAGTAGCAGAATAATTACTGTCAAATCCTTCAACAGTAGATACCGCAGTTGCAATATTATCATTAATACCAATTGAATCCATAATCAAAAATGCATCACCTCTGTCTTCACAGACATCATTAGCATAAGATGTTATTGCAGAATGTAATGAATGTATTACACCAGGTATGGCAACCAAATTAATATCAAATTCATCAGAATTGGATACAGTATCGAGTGCCTTCTTATATGAAGTATATCCATCTGCACCGGTTGATGAAATGTCAAATCCTTGTGTATTACCAGCTACAATATGCACACCTGTTTTCTTTTGAAGATTTGGTTTATGACCATCGAATCCACCTTGGAATGGCAACATAAACTTTCGAGTATCAAGTGAAGTGTTTGTTGTCAAATTAATAGATCCTGTATATGGACTTGTTGCTGATGGATAATTCGCACCAACACTTTGTGAATAATCACCCAAATAAAAATCTACATTTGATCCAATTGATTGTTTTGTTGAAACAGGAAGTGGTCTCAAATATGAGAAGTTATCTGTTTCACCGAAGTCATAATCAAATCCAAAATATACCCTTCTATTATATGAAGAAGCAATAGTTTGACTTGTCACGTAGCTAGCAGCAGGTGGTTGTGTGAATCCAGTTGGGATTGGTGTGCTGAGAGCACGGAATCCAAATGGAACGAGATTGGGTGAAGCAGCTGCATTAGTAACTGAATCTGTTGTTTCTACACGAATGTAATTTGATTTATTTGAATAATCACCATTGATGACAACTTTTCCTTCATCTGTAATTGTTATGTATCTATCACCGATAACTCTACCAATATATCTTGGTGAATTTGGATCCAAATTACATCTAAATTGTTCTACAACATTTGGTCTAATATCTTCATCTTGTGTTGTAAATGGTGTCTGTGGTAATTTTGATTGATCAACAAATCTAATCACTACATCAAATTCACCATATTCTGAACCAGCAATTGTTCCAGCTGGCTTTATATTTGCAATACCAACCTTTACTTCATAGTTAGCATGAATACCATGCGAAAGTGTATGGAATCTGAACAAATCTTGTGTAGTTGCACCGATTTTTTGAGACGTTACCCAAGGTGTAGATGCTTCTAAATAATCATTCGTGAAATCCCAATCTGATGGGTTTGCTGAACCAGTTTCGATTATTATGGTTGTTGTGGGATCAGCTGCCAAAGAAGCAGATGCCTTATTACCAAAAATTACATAGTTGTAAACTGCACTGGTTCCATATGGATTGTAACCATACAAATCACCAATATATGATGTATTATTTGGATCAATAGAGGCACTAAATGGTGTTCCGTTCTGACTTGTTGCATTTGTAAATGATGTATCATCAGTTGTAAATCCACCTGAAACTGTTAGGACAAAACTTCCGCTTGCATTTGCAGAAATAGTTGATTTCGCAAACAATGAATCTGCATCATCAGTATTTGAAACTACAAATGTTGGGTGTAATAAAGTAATTAAAGATTTACCCCATGAACCAGTTGCAACTATTGCAAGTGGGTGTTCTAACGAATATCCACCTGATCCCAATACACGAACTATTGTTGCACTTGGAGCATTATTTAGGTAATTTTTTACGGTGTAGGGTAAATATGATTGTTCATATGTACCGCCAAATTTTGTTGTAAAGTCTCCAAACCCGTTCACAACGGTAGGGACAAACGCAGGTCCTTTTAATGTTGGTCCTATGAGAGCCGCACCGATTGCACCTATACCTTGTGGTAAAAAGGATAAGTCTTTTTCAATCGTAAAAACTCCAGGACTTACAATTCTTTCAGTAGCCACTATTATCTCCGAAAAATTAAAGAATTAAATTCAAATATAAATATAATTAAAATTCATCAAACTATGAATTTGATGGAATAAATTTACCAGAATCTAAATCCAAAACACCATCGCCATATTTTTCATTTAAACTTTCAACAAGTTCTTTTTCTTCAATTTGTAACTTACTATAATCTTCAAAAAGTTTTGTTCTGTATTCTTTCATACTTTCAAGTCTTTTTGTTAAAAGATGTAGTTCTATTTCTACTTGTCCAATTTGAGCAGTTGCTCTCGCATAACCATTTTGTAATTTTTTTACAAGTTGAATATCTTCCTGTAAAAAATCTTTTTCTGTGTTTTGATTTGTTGTCTGATTGTCTGTAACGTCTGACATATAAAACCTCTTAAATTAATTTGAACGAATAACTAATATAAATATTAAAATTATATTTCAAAAATGTAGTAAATGATATTATTGTTTATTTATTTCATTTGTATAAACACCAGCAGATTTTTTAACTACGGCATCTATTCTATCTTTTGTCAATGATTCATAATATTCCAAAAGATCCTTACCATCATTGTTTATAGGAGTGTAATTGTTTTCATCCTTTCCAACTGGCAATTTGTCAGGTTTATTTGGATTTATTTTATCATATTCATTTTTATTTTTATCTATTGGGTTATGGTATGAATTTATTTTATCGGCTTGAGAAACATAACCATTAACATCTCTAAATGCCTCGGATGTAAAAACTATTTTATTTTCAGTAACAATTCTTTTAGTAGTCACTTCTCTTGCAACATCTTTTGGTATCAAATATCCATGAACTAATAACTGAAAAGATGTTCTTACCAATCTATCTTGTCCGGTTGTGTTACTATCTTCAATGGTTGCACCATCTATATTAGTTGAAAATTTAAAAGAATTTTTGTCACCAAAAGTTTTTCCACCAAAATAAATGAATTGTTCTATTATGTAATTTAATTGATTTTGATATTCACACCAACCAACAAAATCATAAGTTATGTCTACATAATCGGGCATAGGAGTTAAAAAATATTCATTAGATTTACCTTTATCATATAATAAACTAAATTTATCATATGGATTTGTAGTATTGTATTTTTGTTTCATTATGTAAGCAATCTGATTTGTTGTTGCGACTTTATTACGTCTCATTTCAGATTTTATTGCAACATTAGATCTACGAAAAGATAAAAGTGGAACCATAGTTTTTCCCTTTTTATCTTTCAAAAATCCATCTTTTTGTATTGATGCCCATTTTTCAGAATTTGCATATATCGTTGGAACTTGTATTAAATCTATGCCATCTTCTACTTTTAATTGTATCGTATTATCTATAAAAGATTTTATTGCAAAATCTATATCATACAATGTTATACCAAGTGTTCTAGTTTTATCTTTATCCCTTCTAATTTGGGTATGTCTTGCATCTCCCAAATCTATTCTAGGATTTTGTATAGAATTTCTATCATCAATAAAACTATCACGTGTTCTACGGAGTGGTGGTTTTCTATATTTACTGGAGTTATTCATTATATGTTACTCGGTATATCATTTACATTTAATTCTATATTAGATCTAAATTCTTCTATGTTAATTCTGGACCTTCTTGTTAAGTGTGTAGTCGCGATTATAGAAACATTGTGACCCCATTTTTCTGTAGCAAATGAGTAATCTGGATTTTTACCACCAAAAAATTGGTTTTCTTGAATTGCATCTACTTCCCAATAATCACCGTTATATTCTATCACATCACCAACTTCAACAAAAATATCAACTTCTTTAAGATACTCTCGTATAAATGCAAAAGTTGCCGCCTGTTGATAATCTTGTCCAAATTCTGTTCCTTCATATGTTTGTGGTTGATAATCTATAAGTGCAGGAACTTTTACTGGACTATAATATGTTTTTTTATCTGATTCATTGTATATGTTTGTTTTTGTATTTTCAAGAGACAACTTATACACTGCAACTTCAGTATCAATTATATCATTGATTAATTCCATATTAAATTTATGAACAAGACCAGCATCTCTTTGTCCGTGAAATAATGGCATTTTATTATCCTATGTAAATTGCTAAAGGTGTTCCATTAAGACTTGCAGCCAATGCCTCGGTTTCTAATCGTTTTGCCTCTAATAACTTTGAACGTGTCATTGTATCTAGCATAGTTCTCAACTGTTCAACCAAAGTTTGTTTTTCAGTAGTTGCTGCTGATAAAAGATCAGCAGCATTCAATGACGTTTCACCGTTTGGTATAGGTATACTGCCGTATTTACCACGAACATATCCTAACATTTCTTTTGCCAATGCAAGACCAAATGAGTATATCCATGTTTTTCCTGGAGAATTTATGTTTGAATAAATCATATAATCATACGGTGCATTTGACATATCAGAAACTTGTCCGTTTGGATATTTTAATGGATTACTCCTTTCTTCTTTTACAATATATTCAATCCAAAGTTTGAAATCTTTTGTTGGAACCGGAAACATACGAAGTTCATTGTTAATTAACTCAAAAGTAAATGCAGATTTACGCATCATATCATTAAATTCAATTGCTTGAACACGCAATAAATCTGCATACATTGGCATCAACATAAACGATACACCGGTTGAATATGCACCAAATCCAAATGTATCGAGCATCGCCTGATTACCCAAATATGGATCGTAAAAACGCATAGATGCGGGTGGAGCATAATGATGAACTCTTTTTATTTCTATTGATCCACTTGGAACTTTTACATCCCTTATTAATGAATTTAAATCATATTTTTGTTTACCTATTTGAATGTCAATGGATGAAGAATAAAATTTAACATTTCCGTTTGTAAAAGTTTCACTACCATATTCAGTTGCCAATTGTATTAGTGGACCCATTCCAGTTGATATATTTCTATGTGTCAAGTTTGTATCGGTAGAAGATCCCATGATACTTAACATATTCTGTTGTATATTAAATTGATTTACATTATATGAATACTCATATATTGCTTCTTCAAAACAAGCATAAAAATTTACATCTTGTAATTCAACATCAACTATTGGATAACCTAATCTTTTTGCACACCAGTCTGCAAACTTATCAACATCTGATTGAAATTCTGAATCAGAATCAAATGTTCCAAACGGTGTGCTACCAGTTGCAAAACTGGAACTACCAGGCCAAATAGGAATTTCTGTCATTTACTTCTCGGTTTTTGTTTCTTCAAAATACTTTAATATATCATCAACAATAGGATGACGGTGGTTTGTTTTTAATTCATAAACCCCCAATCCGTTTATTTTGTCCTTCATATTAAATAAATATGGAAGACCGGAATCTTTTTTCTGTTTCAAATCTATCTGTGATATGTCACCTGTTAGCATCATTTTTGAATTTATACCAAGACGAGACAATATCATTTCCATTTGTGCCTTTGTTACATTCTGTGATTCATCAACTATCACACAAGAATTTACAAATGTTCTACCACGAAGAAAACTTATAGGAGCAATCTCTATCTTATCTTCGGCCATCAACTTTTCAATCTTTTCTTTATGGTATAACATATTCATATTTGCCTGTATTGGAGACAACCAAGGATCCATTTTTTCTTTTATGTTACCTGGAAGAAATCCCAAATCTTCGTTTGATACAGTTGGTCTTGTAATTATTATTTTTTCTACCTCACGATAGAAAAAACATTCAAGAGCTATTTGTGTTGCTAAAAGTGTTTTACCGGAGCCAGCTTTTCCAACAAAAACTGAAATATCATCACGAAGAGCATCTGCCTTTATTTTCTTTTGTTCCTCATTCAGAGTCAGTTGAAATTGTATTTTATTTTTAATTGTTTTTCTTCCTTTTTTTATACCAGTTGTATTAAGACTTGAAATCGCTTCTTCACTCAACAAATTTTCATTGTTGTTGGTTTCCTCGTTATGTTCAGAACTCATAATGGCTCCTATAATAATTTAGAAAGGGTGTCTCCCATTGATTTTACGTCAGCTTCGATTTTGGAAAATATATTATCCAACTTCTCAACTTTATGGGTCCATTCAAAACCTACAATAGCGATAAATTCCGATCCTTTTCGTATCGGATAAACCACTGCTGATTTAGACCCTCTCTGTGAAAAAAATGCTTTGGTAATTAAGTCCTCTATATTATCTACAACAGGATATACCGCCTTATGATTTACTACATCTTCAACGAAGTTTGAGTAAAGAGACATCGGTAAGTTTTGGTATTGCTTAAACTCCGTGCTAACCCCTTCTTCGAGTGACTCGAATGAGGTTGAGAGTTTGGTCATAGATTTGCCTGTTTTGTATTTACCACCGTTATGTCTTTGAAGAATAAATGCACGCTGACACTTATATTCTTCTAACAGTTGGTCTAATATGGTTTGGATTAGTTTGGAATGAGAAATCTCTCGGTCAATCTTTTTTTGTTTATATTCACCGTATTTGTATTTGAGGAACCAAGAAAGGAAAACACCAAGAAGTGTAGCCATACTGGATACCGCCAAAGAAATTATTTCTATGTATTGAATTTGAGTTTCCATTTGTAATAAATAGCAAAGTGAAAATAAAAAAGGGTGACAAATATCACCCTTATTAAAATATATTTTTATGTATTTACTTCGTAATATAAAGCAAATTACCTTCTTTTATTTTGAATTTACCATTGTATGTAATTGATTCAGTTTTTACTTTTTCTACACTATCTACCAAATTTATACATATATTTGCTACTGTCCATATTAAAAGAGCATTTTGTATAAATTCAACAACATTGTCTGCCAACCCATATCCAGGAAACATAATATCTTTTACTATTCCTGTTGCAAACTTTTGTCCAAGTTTCTTCAATAATACTTCTAATAATTCGCCAAATAGAGTTCCAAGTAATTCAAATGCATATACACCTGGTCCGCCAATAGTTTTAGTTGCATTTGAAAACATAGATAAGAATTTTGGTCCAGCCCATTTACCAACTATTTGACCAAGTTTAGCAAAAGGAATAAATGCCCATTGTATTAATTCAATAGCATAATGAACAACTTTTCTTAATGCAGGATTTTTTATAGCATCATCAAGGTGTTCTACCGAATGTGCTTCTTTTAGTGAATTTCTTTTTAGTAATTCGTTTACAACTCTGTAATCGGATAGTAATGAATTTCTTTTATGAATTAAATTTTCCATTGCAGGTATAGCAGTCAAACCTTGTTCAGCTTCTTTTGAATCTATTTTTGGTTCGTCATCAACTGTTCCTTTTCCGGCTAATACATCTTTTTCCCAAAATGGTTTCACTATCCATTCATTATACCAATCATTTACCCAATAACCAGAGGAATCTTTTAATTGTTTTGCCTCTGTTTTTAAGTCATCATCCCATTTTAATTTACCTTTTGAAACTAAATCCTTAACCATATTTTCAGCATCTGCAGCAGTTGAAGTTTTAGCCATATTACATATTTTTAATAATCCATTTTTTGCTGAATTTATTACTTCTTGAACTAACTCTTTAAACTCTGACCAAATTGATTTTAATTTACTCCAACCGCCAGTGATTGCTTCTTTTGCCTTGTCACCCAATCCTTTCAGTCCATCCCAAATATCCCCAAAGAATCCTTCTCTCAATCTTATTTCTATTTCGTTTGAATTTGAAATTACTTTAACATTTTCATCCAATACATTTATAGTATTTTCAGATAATGTTTTTGTTTTTGTTTTTGAAAACAATACTCTTAATGCCTTTCGTTCATTTATAGTAAAAACTTTTGATTCAAGCAATGCAAGTATTGCGTTTTCATCCAATGAAACGGCAGTATTACTTGCAGTATTAAATCTTTTAGTAGTATGTCTTTCTGACATAACTTCTGTCATAAGATATTTTAACGAATTGTTTTTGTTTTGATTAGATTTCATAAGCTATATTTCCATCTTTGTAAAGTTATATTCACTATATTACATAAATATGTTTATAGAATAAAAAAACCCCATGAAAAATACATGGGGTTCAATTTATCAATATAAAGTCAAATTACTTTTTCTTCAATTTACTATTCAAAATTTCAGAAACAATTGGTTTTAGCAATTGTGTTAATTTTTCTTGAAGTTTACGTTTTTTAACTTTTTTAGCATAAGATTCTTGTAATCTAGTTTTGTTCTTTTTATTGTATTCCAAAAGTTTCTTAATAGTTGATTCCCTTAAAGGTTTCAATCCACGACGCATTTGATAATATGATTCCATTTTATCTTTAACATCTGCGGAATACGGTGGTTTAATATCTATTTCACCAGCTGCAATTGCCTTAGCAACACCATCAACTTCTTTTCCATTGATAACTGGCATTTCAATTCTTGCTGGAGCACCTGGCATAATATCTTTTGGTAATTTATCTGCATTTGCCATTATAGTTTGTTTACCCTTTTCAAAGTCACCATCACCAAGTGTTTCCATCGCCTTTGTTACGTCTTCTGGCGTTGTTTTATTGTTTTTATCGTCTGTATATCCGTTTTCTTTCCAATCGTCTATAATTTTAGCAAATACCGCACCTTTGAAATTAGCGATGTTACCTTGTCCTTTATTACCACCACGACTAAATTGACCAACCGTTACAACATTTAGAGCACTAACAAGTGCCTTACCAGGAAGTTCAATTTGAGTTGCAAGTATACTAGCACCTGGATCAGCAAGATATGTTGCTGCCCATCTATGGTGTCCATCCATAATGTACGGTGGACTATCACCCGATACTATTGATTCCAAATCCCCTCCAGGACCACCGGTAAAAATACCTGTTTTGTTTATCATACCAATTGCCATACCCAATGCCTTCTCTGGTATAATTTCAGTTTGTGCGGCTCTCAATCCGCTTGCCGGAAACGGCTTTTTAGATCCAACAGCCACATCATCTTTATCATCACCATCTTTTTTTCCTGCACCGATAGCGGCCTTTGCAGCATCTTTTGGAACTTTACTTAATGGTAAAACATCGGTAGTTCCTAGAATTTCATCGTCTTCAAACAGTCTTCTCTTTTTGTTAGTCTGTTTCATATACATTTCCCATTATTACTAAAAATACAAATTTTGTAAAAAGAGTGATCCGTTTGAACACTCACAAATAAATATAAACCAAAATAAAAAAAAACAAAAAAAGGAGTGAGAAAAATCTCACTCCTTTATTTTCACTAACCCAATATGGTTTAGATGTCACCGAGAGAATCGATTTGGATAAGACCATAGAACTCTGGACGAACAATCTTTTTCGCATAACGAGTCATCACGCCTTTTCTTGGTGTGAAGTTCGTTGGATCGTATACCAATGGTGTCATTACGAGTGGAATGTATGGAGCATACACAGCACCAGTTTCGAGGAATTGTGTTCCACGGAAACCTACAAGAACTTGGTTTTCAAGCATGTAAGGATTCTTGTAAACTGTGATACGGCCATTCAATTGACCAACTTTTTGAACACCCATTGCGAATTTCATACCTTCACCATCAACTGCATAGCCAGGCATTGATTCAAGTATTGTAGCAACTTGTGGAGAACATACTAGGAAGTTTGCACCGCCACGAAGTGTTTTCTGATGAATTGCGTTTGATACTTTTTGAATCTTTGTGCCAAGTGTTTGGAACCAAGTTTGTTGGTTAAACGCAGATGCCTGTGCTTGTTCTGACGCATAGTTTGTGAAAGCACTTGTAGCAGCATCATATGTGCGACCGATACGAGCTGACCATCTTTCTGTTGTTTGTGCATTCTTAATCAACATATCAAGAATTTCCAAATCAATTTCTTGTGAAATGTATTCAGACAACATAGATGTCAATTCAGCTTCTGCATCGATTGAGTGATATGCATTCAAATCTTGTGCAAATTCAGGTGTCCATACTGCCTTCAACTTACGTGTTTTAGCAACAATGGATTCTGAACGCAATTCTAGATTGATTTCAGGAATGTCAAGAGTTGTATTATTCAAACCATCTTCAAAGTCACCACGGCTTGTAGCAGTTGGTTGTTTCTCATAAGAGATAACAATATTTGCTGCAGGAACCGCAGAAGCAGAAACAACAAAAGTAACTTGTGAACTATTTGCAGTTGCAGTTGTATATTGTGGGAAATATCCTAAAATATTTGAACCAGAAATCTTGAAAGCACGAACTGCCTCATAATCTGCATCTGTTGTTCCAGCTGTTGCACCAAGTGAACCAGAAGAAACGGTTACTGTAAATATGTTACCACCTGCAAGAGAAGCAGAGTAAGCATTTTGGAACTCTGTATCATGTTGATACAAAGATGGTGTAGCGTGTGATACTGAACCAGTTACACAAGCTGTGTTACTAATAGTAGTTGCATGAACTGATAAATTTGCAGTTGTTGCTTCGTTGATTGAGTAACCAAAACGACCTGCACCATAAAGACCGCCTGAAGGATCAGCGTCTTTTGCAGCTTTACCAGTTATACCAAATACTGAATCTTTTTGTGTGTCTTTGCCCAAGTTAGAATCAAAACCGGGTTGTGCTGTTCCGTATTTGAAATCCAAGAAGAACACAAGACCGGAAGGCAAGTTCATTGGTTGAACGGAAACAAAATCTTTCGCAGCAATTTCAGAGAAAATACGGCGAACCA